CGGTCTGGGCTGGAGCTTTGCGTACAGCGGCTACAGCGGCGTTCGCCCGGCTTTTTTCGTGGACTCTGAAATCTGCCTGTCGCTGGATCAGGAGGAAATCGAACTGTCTGACGAAGCCCTGTTGACCGGCTTCACGTCGAAGCAACTTGTGAACGAAGTCCTTCGCCGGATCGCCGCCGGAGAGGACAACGAAGACGAATGATCGGGTCTTGTGAGTTGAAGGCCAGAGTCGAAGAAAGCCTGGGAACCGTCCTGGACCCAGACTTCTTCGGCCAGGCCGAACAGTACGCCCGCCGAAAACTGGATATGTGCAACGAGCGCGCCGGCCGCAAATACGGCGAAGACGGCTACGGCGACGAATACCTGGTCCTTCTGACCGCTGACACAGTCCGGGAAATGGCCTTTTCTGCCTGGTGTGAAATCAGGAACGCGGAGATCACGGCCGCCAGAGAAAAGGCGGTGGGTGCATGAGAAGAAGAAAACCGGCCCTTCCGAAGTGGAAATACGCTTTTTCCTGTCGGAACTGCCAGAACGTCCAGTTCATCAAGGACGACGCCAAAGGGCGCGAAGGCGACTACTGCGTGAAGGCGGTCGAGAGGGCCGACGCTGGCCTTCCAGGACCGATCCACGCAGACGAAGAAGACCGCATCGTCCGCTGTGATTGCTACGAACCAATCCCGGAAGAAGGTGATCCGTCGTGATACCGTTTCCGGACAAGAAGTATTCCGTGATCTATGCCGACCCGCCCTGGTCCTATTCCGGCGGCGGGGCTAAACGAAACGTGACCAAGCACTACCACACTATGAAGGCGAAGGACATTTATGACCTTCCAGTCCAGGACATAGCGGCGGACGACTGTCTTCTGTTCATGTGGGCCACATTCCCGAACCTGGAAGTCGCCCTGGAAACGATCCGGCGCTGGGGATTCCAGTATAAGACCGCCGCCTTCGTCTGGGTGAAGAGGAACAGGAAGTCCCCTGGTTGGTTCTGGGGCCTGGGGAACTGGACCAGAGCAAACCCGGAAGTCTGCCTTCTGGCGACAAAGGGAAAGCCGATCCGCGCGTCCCGGTCAGTCCACAGCATAATCGACGCCCCGATCGGACGCCACAGCGAAAAGCCAGCGGAAACCCGCGACCGGATCGCCGCACTTGCGGGGGGGGGCGCTATGATCGAACTATTTGCCAGACAGGCGGCCCCCGGCTGGGACGCCTGGGGCGACGAAGCGCCGCAGACAGAAAGAGAGGTAAACCATGAACATAACTGAACTGGTGGGCCGTGCCCACGATAACGCCGTGAAACACGGCTTCTGGGACCCGCCCCTGAACTTCGGGACCGCGATCGCCTTGATCCATTCCGAACTGTCCGAAGCCCTGGAAGAAGAACGCGCCGGCCGCGCCCTGGTCTGGTACAAATGCACCGCCGGAAACGGCGACGGGACAATGTGCAACCCGAAAAGGTGGTTCGACTGCGACATGGCCGGGAAGGAAGATCACTGTCCCTTCCGCCACAAAAAGCCCGAAGGCGTGGCCGTGGAACTGGCGGACGCTGTGATCCGGATCGCGGACCTGTGCGGCTACCTGGGAATCGACCTGGACGCTGTCATTTCCGAGAAAATGGCCTATAACGAAACCCGCCCGTTCAAACACGGGAAGCGGTTTTGAAAGGTGGTGGCCCCATGAAGAAACTATCCACCGTCCTTCTGCTGGCCCTGGTGGCCCTGACCGCGTGTGCATGGACCGCAAAGGGAACCGGGACACAGCCGGCAGAGAGTAAGCCGACAAAGCCGCCGGCAGTCGCCGCCGTGGCCGTACAGCCTCCCGCCCCGGAACCTGAACCGGAAGAACCGGAATGGATCGAATACGAAGCGACCGCGTACTGTTCTTGCGAAAAGTGCTGTGGTTCCTGGGCGCTGAACCGCCCGGACGGAATCGTCTACACGGCAAGCGGAGCCGTCGCCGAACAGGGCGTCACGATCGCGGCCGACTGGGACGTTCTTCCCCCTGGAACCGTCGTCTACATAGACGGCCTGGGCGAACGAGTGGTCCAGGATCGCGGCGGAGCCATAAAGGGGAACGCCGTCGACATCTACTTCGAGGACCACGACGAAGCCCTGGTCTTCGGCCGCCAGGCAGTCCGCCTATATATTATTGAGGAACGGAGGGAACAGTCATGACGAACACAATCCCAAAACGCGGCGACGTCTTCTTCTGCCAGGGAAGCCCGGACGCCATCGGAAGCGAGGAAAGAAAAACACGGCCAGTCGTGATCATTCAGAACGACGCCGGGAACGCGAGTTCCCCGACGGTGATCGTCGCCAACATGACGACCAACACGTCCCGCCGGCTGTACCCAATGCAATTCGACATTGACCTTCCCGGACATTCGCCGTCCCGTGTCCAGTGTGAGCAGATCAGGACGGTCGACAAGTGCCGCCTTCGTGAACGGATTTACACACTGACCGGCGAAGAACTCCGAAAACTGGACGACTGCCTGGCCGTGTCTTTTGGAATGACCCGCCAGGCGGCCCAGGAAGCCGCCCACAGCGCGCCAGAAGCCCAGGACGACATATTCCGCGAACTGACCCGAAACGGCCTGTCCGTGGCCGTCTGCCCGCTTCCTGTGCTGAACCAGGTGAATATAACCATAACCGACGGGAAAACGGTCAGCATGACACGGAACGTCGCACCGGCCGGCGGGATCGTGGCCGAACTTCTGGATATGAAGGACACGCTGAAAGAGGTGACGCCGTGAGCAGAAGCGAAGAAGCCGCGAAGAAGTGGGCCGAAGCCCTGGACATACCCGAAGACCAGGCCCTTCCCTGTGTGGTGGCGTTCGCTTGCCTTCGCTATCACGGGAAATCATTTGTCCGCAAACTGGCGAACGGGACCGGGCCGATCACGACCTGGCAATCATTGAAAATCGGCGTGGCCCTGTTCCTGTGGAGCCGCGCCCAGAAGAAAGACCCCTGGGGCGAACTGTACCGGATCACGAAGTTCGCCCAAGCATGGAAGGAAGGTGATTCTATATGAACGACGTGAAACTGTCCGGACGCCTGACACGCGATCCGGAATTGAAGCACACGCCGAACGGCGTCCCTGTGGCAACCTTCGCCCTGGCTGTCGACCGAAAGTTCAACCGCGAGGAAGCGGACTTCATACCCGTCACGACCTGGCGGAAGACTGCGGAGTTCGTCGCGAAGTATTTCCGCAAGGGCCAGCGCGTGATTATCGCGTCCGGCCGGATCAGGGTCGACCCCTACACTGACAAGGACGGGAACAAAAGAACCCGCTTCGAAGTGGTGGCCGATGAAGTCGAGTTCGCGGAATCCCGCCGCGCCGCAGAGGATCAGCCGGCCGGGAGCCTGGCCGCCGGTTACATGGAGAACGAGGGCTTCACAGAGATTGACGGGGAAGACGGTGAACTTCCCTTCTGACGCCCGCAGGAAAGAAGGTGAACGGCATGGACGCCAAAGAAAAGAAAGACCGCGCGGACCAGACGGCCCGCCGCGTCTACGACATATTGAAGAACCACGACCAGGAAATGTCGACTATTGAAGCGCAGATCGACGCAGAGCGCGCCGCCCTGGAAGAAGACCTGGAAGCAATCAGGGCCAGAGCCTACCCGCGCGGCGTCCGATATGATACGCCCCGCGTCCAGTCGTCCACCGACCCTGACGGCCTTCTGGTAAAGGTGGCCGACGCGATCCAGCGCCGGACCGCCAGAACAAAGAGAGCGACCGACGCCCTGGAAGAACGACAACGCCAGATTGAAAACGTACACGAAGCGATCCTGACAATGGACGCGAAGTCGAAGATCGTTCTTCTGACCCTGTACTATCCGCGCCGGACATACGCCCAGGCCGCCGAGCTTCTGGACATGGACGTTTCCACCGTCAGCCGCCAGAGGAAAACGGCCGTCGACCGCCTGGTCCGGAAATATATCCGCCTTCACGGGAATATCGAATGAACCTTCCCGTCGGCGGAAAACTTTTTGCACATGATTGCACATCTTTGCATAAGTCTGCACATACTTGCACTTGTAACGGCTATAAGAGTGTGCGAAAATGCTACAAGGGAACCTTGCCCAGTTCCCGACCTCCTTTTTTATAGGGCGCAGAAAGGAACGTCTTCACAGGCGTTCCTTTTCTGTTGCCCGAAAAGGAATGGACACCCACAGAAAGGACGGTGAAGAATCGTGGGAAAACTGACGAAGAAGAATGAAGTCTTCTGTGACGAATACCTGATCGACCTGAACGCGACCCAGGCCGCGATCCGCGCCGGATATTCCGTGGAATCTGCGGGGAGTATCGGAAGTGAATTGCTGAAAAAACCTGAAATCCGCGCGCGCATAGACCGCGCTATGGCCGAAAGGTCGAAGCGAACCGGGATCAACGCCGACCGGGTCCTGTTGGAACTGGGGAAAATCGCCTTCGTGAACGCGATCGACGTGATCAACATGACCGACGCGACAGTCCTGACTGACGCTTCCCGCGACGACACGGCCGCGATCGCTTCCGTGAAGGTGAAAGTGATCCCCGGAGAAGACGGCGACGGCGTGGAACGGGAAGTCCGCCTGGCGGACAAGTTGAAGGCCCTGGAACTGTGCGGAAAGCACCTGGGAATGTTCAAGGACAGCCCGGACAGCACCGCCCCCGTGACGGTGGTGATCAATTATGACTACGGCCCAGACAGTTGAGTTCAGGGCGTCGGCCCAGTTTAACCCGGTCTTCCGCCCTGTCAACGAATGGCGCGGCCGCTACCGCATTTTGAAGGGGTCCGCCGGTTCCGGGAAGTCCGTGAATATCGCCCAGGACTACATAGCGAAACTGTCCGATCCGGCATACCAGGGCGCGAACCTGGTTGTCGTCCGGAAGATTGAAGAAACGAACCGCGACAGCACCTTCGCAGAGTTGCAGGCGGCGATCTATCGAATGTTCGGCCCCTACGCCGACCGCTTCTGGAAGGTCAACCTGAACCCCCTTGCCCTGGAATGTAAGATCACCGGGAACCGGATTATCTTCCGGGGCGTCAAGGACCAGCGCCAGCGCGAGAAGATCAAGTCCATCACCTTCAAGAACGGGAAACTGGTCTGGATATGGTGTGAGGAAGCGACGGAACTTCTTCCGGAAGACGTCGACATTCTGGACGACCGTCTTCGTGGCAACCTGGACGACCTGAACCCGAATCTGTATTATCAGATCACAATGACCTTCAACCCGGTCAGCGCGACGCACTGGATCAAGGCCCGCTACTTCGACAAGTCCGATCCGGACGTTCTGACCCACCATTCCACATACAGGACAAACCGGTTCATAGACCCGGCCTATTCCCGCCGCATGGAACGACGTAAGGAAGAAGACCCGGACGGCTACCGCGTGTACGGCCTGGGTGAATGGGGCGAACTGGGCGGCCTGATCCTGACGAACTTCGAAGTCCACAACTTCCCTACCGGGCGCGACTACTTCGACGGCTTTTATTACGGACAGGACTTCGGCTTCAACCATGCCGACGCGATCCTGGGTGTCGGCTGGAAGGACGGCGAAATCTACGTTACTTCGGAAATATACGTCTTCGAGAAGGACACCGAAGAAATTATCAGCCTGGCCCGTCAGGCAAAGATTGACCCGCGTGTTGAAATGTTCTGCGATTCTGCGGAGCCAGACCGGATCAGGACATGGCAGAAGGCCGGCTTCCGCGCCTATCCCGTGAAAAAGGAGCCTGGAAGCGTGAAGGCCCAGATTGACTTCCTGAAAGGCCGAAAGATACACATACACCCTTCCTGCGTGAATGTTCTGAAAGAAGTTCAACAGTGGAAGTGGAAAAAGGACCCGACCACGGGCCTTTATATCGACGAACCTGTCGAGTTCATGGACGACGCTATGGCGGCCCTTCGCTATGGCGTGGAGCGTCCGCGACGCGGTTCGTCTATCGAAGTTTTGAAGTGAGGTGGAGGAAATGGAACTGTCTGTCATGGACCGGATCAACCTGATCCTGTCCGACCCTGAAAAAGCGACTATGACCCTGGCTCAGATCGTCAGCGAGGAAATCCGGGAGTTCAAGAAGTCCGAACAATATCAAATCATACTGGAAGCCGAATCGTATTACAGGAACAGGTCTTCCGTCCAGAAGAAGACGGTCGACGTCGCCAACCGATCGAACGCGAAGATCGAACGGCCTATCCTGAAAAAACTGGTGGACCAGAAGGCGAACTACCTTCTGTCGAAGCCCTGGACTGTGGACACGGAAAGCGGAGAATACGGCGAAGCCCTGAACAAAGTCTTTGACCAGACCTTCCGCCGGAAGATCAAGAGCCTGGGGAAAGGCGCGGTCAAGTCCGGGATCGCCTGGATTCAGCCCTACTTCGACGACGCCGGCGAACTGGCCTTCATGCGTGTCCCGTCGACCGAAGTCGTTCCCCTGTGGCGCGACTCCGAACGAACGAAACTGGACGCCTTCATTCGCTTCTATGACCAGATCATTTATGTCGGGACCAGGAAGTACACGATCACACACGCCGAATTTTGGTGGACCGGCGGCGTTCGCTACTTCAAGACGGACGCCTTCGGCGGGACCGGGGCCGGCGATTTCTACGTCGACAAGGAACACGGGACCGAGGAAAACGACTGGACTGAACCACACTTCACCGTCGCCGGGAAGCCCTACAACTGGGAAGAAGTTCCGATCGCCTGGTTGAAGTACAACGAAGAAGAACTTCCCCTGTGCTACTTCATAAAGGACCTGATCGACGACATCAACTGGCAAAACAGCGTTACAGCCGACGTCCTTCGTGACGTGGCGAAGTTCATTTATATCCTGAAAAACTACGGCGGAACCGATCTGGCGGAATTCTTGAAGGACTTGAAGGAACACATGGCGATCAAGGTCACTTCTGACGGCGGCGTGGATAAGTTACAGGCAGACCTGAACATTGACGCTGTCATGGCCTTCCTGGACAATGAGCGCCGGGACATTTACGACTTCGCGGCCGGCGTGGACACGAAGGACCCGGAACTGGGGAACGCCAGCGGATCGGCGATCAACTTCCGATATATGGACCTGGACGCCGACTGTGATTCCCTGGGAACCGAACTGAAAGACACCTTCCACCGCCTGAAACTGTTCATTGACGTCTACTTCCAGATCACCGGCCAGGGCGACTTCACGAACGAGGACTTCGACATAGTCTTCAACATGGACCTTCCGGTCAATGAAACGGACATCATCAACAACGCCCGAACCAGTGACGGCCTGATCTCCAAACGGACGATCCTTCAAAATCACCCCTGGGTGACGGACGTCGACGAAGAACTGGCCCAACTGGACAGCGAAAAGAAGGCCGCTATGGCGGAGTTTGGGGAAGGTCTGTTCGACGACACCCTGGGAGCCGGAAACGTCCCACAGACGGCCCAGAAGGGCGAGGAAGGGGCCGCTGGAAAGGCTGGTGGCCTGAATGACACGGAATAAGGAATACTGGATCGCCCGTGCCCTTCAACGCGAGAATGAAGCCTATCTTCGCGGCGTCGGGCTAACGGCGAAAATGTTCCAGGAATACGACCGGGCCGCGAAAGCGATCCGGCGCGACATAGGCGACTTCTATTCGAAGTACGCCGGGAAGTATGGCCTGACATACGATCAGGCCGTCCGCCTTCTGACCAGGAAGGAGTTCCAGGAATGGAAGGCGACCCTGGGCGAATATATCACCAGGATCGCGGCGGAGCCTGACCCCCGCGTCAAGGCCCTTCTGACGGCCCAACTGGACGCCCTGTCCACGAACAGCCGTATTTCCCGCCTGGAAGCCCTTCTGGGACAAATCGACCTGAAACTTAATGAACTGTGGGAAACCGGCGTGTCCCAGATGAAGGCGGAGTTCGGCGAAACCTTCCGGGAAGGCTACTACAAGAAGGTATATGACATTCAGTCCCGCGCCGGCTTTATCCATGAGTTCGCCAAACTGGACGAAAGCGTCGTTGAAAACGTTCTGTCCTATCCCTGGTCCGGGGCTATGTTCTCCGATCGCCTGTGGAGGAACAAACAGGCGCTTCTGTTCCATGTCCGGGAAACCATCACGCAAGGCGTCATGCAAGGAAAGAGCGTGGCGACCATGTCGAAGGAACTGTCCGCCAAAATGGGCCAGTCCTACAAGGCCGCCGAACGGCTGATCCGGACCGAAACAACGCATTTCCACAGTGAAGCGGACAAGGCGGCCTATAATGCCGCCGGCGTGGATCAGTACGAATATATCGCCACCCATGACACGCTGACCTGTGAAACGTGCGCGGCCCTGGACGGGAAACACTTCAAGTTGAAGGACGCCCAGGCCGGCGTGAACTACCCACCTATGCACCCGAACGACCGTTGTACCACAGTCGAATATGACCCGGACGACGCCCTGGACTGGTACAATTCCGGCCACCCTATGCCGGAAAATATGACATACGAAGACTGGTACAGACAGCAAGTCGACGCCCACGGCCCCGGCTATGTTGAAAAGGAACGCCAGAAGTCGTATAATCAGGGCAAGGACGCGGAGCAGTTCGGCCGGTATTCCGAACGCCTGGGCGCTGACGCACCGGCCGACCTTGACGCCTTCCAGGAAATGAAATACACAGACCCGGACGCCTGGTCCGATCTGAAATCCTTCTATTCCTACAAGGGGCGCGTCCCGGAAGCCACCAGGGCAGACTTCGATCTGTATAAGAAAATCAAGGGAACCGGCATTTTCGGAACAATCAGAGTTCCGCCGGAGCCTATCGACGCGGCGTCGCTGTGGCTGAACGCCGGTCACGTCGCGGATCACGGCCACAGTGCAACCGAAGCGGAAGCGCGATCGTTCATCGAAAACGCTATCTTCTCCCTGAAACGGAAGCACTGGACCGGCGCAGTCTTTACGAACTATTATTCCACAGAAGGCGCGGCCTATGTGCTGAACGCCGACAATGAAATCAGAACGGCCTTCAAGCGGGACCAATTCAAGGGAGCCGTGAAGGGCGTAATGGAGGTGATCGAGAATGGAAAATAAGAAGTGCTACTGTCCTATCGTGGATAGGGAAATCGACGCTATGGACTGTTTCGACGCCGCCCTGGTCTTCGAAGAAATGTCCCCCCTGTCCGAACTTCCTGACTACATGAAGTTCACTGACAGGAACCAGGAAACCTGTTTGAAGTGCCAGTACCACCCACAATAAAGGAACGTCGCCACAAGGCGGCGTTTTTTTATGCCTGTTGATCAAGGCGTTCCCCTTCGCGGGGAGCGCCTTTTTCATACCCAAAACAGCCGCACCCGCCCGGCGACCAGGCGGGACCGCAAAGCGTGTGGAAGTCACGGTAAAGACAGCGGAGAAAGGAGCAAACCATGATCACAGAGAGCGTCAAAACCATTCTGGGGGCTGACCTGTCGAACCAGGTCGAAGCGGCCTTGAAGGGCAAGGGCAAGGACGGAAAGGACGTGGACCTGGTCGTCGGTAACGACGGAACCTTCGTCCCGGCCGATAAGTACAACGGAGCCAACAGCGGAAAGACCAGCGCCGAAAATGCGCTGAAAGCCGCCGCCGAAGCATTGAAGGCGATCGGCGGGTCCGGCGATCCGGCGAAGATCGCGGACGACGTCAAGACCGCCCAGACCACGCTTGAAACCCTTCGAACCAACCACCAGAAAGAGATCACGAAGATTCAGAAGAACACGGCCCTTCGAATGGCCCTGGCGAACCAGGCCCACGACCCGGCCGACATTATTTCCCTTCTGGACCTGGACAAGATCGAGGTCGACGCCGCCGGGACGCTGAAAACTGACCTTGACGGCCTTCTGAAACCCTTGAAGGAGTCGAAGGCGTACCTGTTCAAGAACCAGGACCCGGCGAACCCCGACATTAAGGGCGCGAAGCCCGCTGACCCCGGCGCGCGCCAGGAGCCGGCCGCAAAGGTCGACGGCCCTGTCGTGATCTAACCTACCAACCAGCCAACAATGAAAGGAATGATATTTTATGGCAAGAACGAAAGCGATCAGCCTGATCCAGACCGGTTCTACTAAGGTCGAACTGTCCGAACTGTCCGGCCTGGTGATCAGCAACATTCAGAAGGAAACCCTGGCGGCCGGTTTGAAGTCCCAGTCCTACACCGGCAACCCCGCGACTGGTTCTGTTGAGTATAAGCGATTCAAGAACAGCGCGTCCCAGGCATACGGAACCGCCAGAACCGCCGGAAAGGGCGCGGCGATCACCGTCCCCCCTACTACCGTGAACCTGGACATTCACCGCGAGATCGTGGAGGAAGCCGCAAAGTTCGACCTGGACACCTTCGGCGTCGGAAACATCATGGCCCGTCGTGCCGACAATCACGTCGACACCGTGGCCGCCGAACTGGACGCCGACTTCTTCGCAAAGGCGAAGACCGCCGGAACCAAACTGACCGCGAAGGGAACCACCGTCGAAGACCAACTGGAAGAACTGATCCAGGCGGTCGAAACCGTGAAGAACGACTATGTTCGCGGCGTACCCCGCAACCTGATCCGTCTGGTTCTGGACCCCGTCATGTACGGCCGCGCCAGAAACTATCTGGATAAGGGAACCAACAACGCGAACGTTGACACCGCCGCCGAGGACTTCCGTATGTTTCACGGCGTCCGCGTCTATTCTTCCATCAACCTTCCTGTCGCCCCCGGAACCACCGCAACCCGCGCCCTGTGCATGGTTGACGGTGCTATGGCCCAGCCTGTCGTTATGTACCCCTACGCAGAGCCGGAGAAGATTCCCCTGTCCAACGACTACGGCGTGTCCATGTTCTACGACTACGGCACGAAGGCCCTGACCCCTGACCTGATCTTCTATATCGAAGAATCCCTGGCCTAATCTGGAAGGAGCGTGACCGACATGAAGTTCAGAATCAACACAACCGGGTCGATCGTCGAGCCTAACGACGAAACCGTCCTGGAACAGATGAAGAACAGCCCCTTCTATACCGCGATCCCTGACGTCGCGCCTGACGCCCAGGAAGGCGACAACGAAGGCGTGAAGCCCCTGTCCAAGATGAACAAGGACGAACTTCTGGCGGCCGCCCAGGCCGCCGGTATCGACGTTCCTGACGGTTCCACAAAGGCGGAGATCGTCGAGTTGATCCAGGCCGCCGGCGTGTAACCGAAGCGGCCGGCGAAAGGTGGTGGAAACGTGCTTCAACAGATTTTGTCTTCCCTGGACGGCCTGACAGCCCTTGAACAGAAGGAAGTCCTTCGCGTTCTTATGTCGAAGGAAGACCGGCTGGCAAAGGTCAAGGCCCTTCTGGGGATCAACGGGACGGACCAGGACGAAGTTCTTCTGTTCGTCGTTCAGACGGTGGAAGACCTGGTCCTGTCCTACATCAATCAGGACACGCTTCCCGCCCCGCTGGAAAACGCCCTGATCGTCATGTGCGTCAGTTACTACAAGGCCGCCGGCCTGGGAACCACCCAGGCGGCCGTCGGCCCGGTCGCGTCCGTGAAGCGTGGCGACGTCACAACGTCCTTCGCCAATGCTTCCGGCGCTTCCGGATCGGCGTCGACCTTTAATCTGGGCGCTGACGGTCAGGACTTCTTCGGCTGGCGAACGGTCCTGAACGAATACCGGAAAGTAAGGTGGTGATCGTATGTTCGGAAACCCCGCCGCAGAGCGCGCGGCAATCGAAATGACCTACGAAGACACCGCCACAATCAGCCGGACGGAACCCGCGACGGGGGCGAACCACATCACAAGGGCCGTCCCCGCTGTGAAATACTCTGAAATCATTTGCGCGCTGTCGTATTCAGGAAGTGACAAAAGCCAGCAGACGGACGCACAGAACGAAGTCGACTATGACGCCGTTATCTTTGCCGCGCCTGACCTTCTTGTCCTTCCTGGCGACAGTATATCCCTGAAACGGTTCGGCCGTGAGGACCCGAACAGCCGGCGTCTTCTGGCGTTCCAGGTCGTCGGCCGCCCGGCCGTCTATGCGACCCACCAGGAGATCAAAGTGAAGGACGGTGATCTGGCTTGACCCTGAACAATTTTATCGAAGCGATCGCCGGAAAACTGGCTGGCGTATGGCCTGACCGGAAGGTCTATGTCGACGAAATCCCGAAGGACGCCGACGGCCAGTTCTTCGTCGGTATCATCGAATCGGGCCAGGAAGCCCACCTGGACCGCCGCCGGAAAAGGTCGATCCAGATCGAAGTCCTGTACTTCCTGAAATCGAAGGAGAATATGGAGTTCAACGCCTGGGCCGAAGAAATGTACGACCAGTTCGAAACGCTGACCGTGAAAGAAACGGATCAGAAGACCCGGACGATCCGCCTGACGAACCAGAGAGCCAGGCCGGACAAGAACGCCCGCGTCTATCAGTTTACCTTCGACGCAGACTTCTTCTTCGTCCTGACACCGGCGGAAATCCCCTTCATGGAAAACCTGGGACAAACGGAGGAAATCAAATAATGGCAACCGCAAAGAAGAAGGCCCCGGCCGCAGACCAGGCGGCGGAACCGACCTTCACAAAAGAACAACTGGTCAAATCGAAAACCCTGAACCTTCCCCGTGACGCCGTCGCGGCGATCCTGGAAGACGGGAAGGTCTACACAAAGGACCAGGCCGTCCGCCTGGTTACTGATTTTCTGGAAAGGAAGGTGTAAGTCATGCCTATCGGTGGCGGAACTTTTACCGTACAGAACAAGATTCTTCCCGGCGCGTATATTAACTTCGTCAGCCTGGGAAGCGTCGTAAAAATGGGGACGCGCGGCGTCGCGGCCCTTCCCCTGGAATTGAACTGGGGGCCTGAAAACAAGGTCTTTTCCGTGTATGCGGAGGACTTCAACAAGAACGCCCTGTCCGTGTTCGGCTATGATCCTACGGCAGACGACATTCTTCTTGTCAAAGAAGCATTGAAGCGCGCCAGAACCCTTATGATCTATCGTGTCAATTCCGGCGGCAAGAAGGCGACTGCGACCGTCGGCGGCCGGACCGCTACGGCCGCCTGTGGCGGAACGCGCGGAAACGCGATCAGCGTCGCGATCCTGACCAACGCCGACAACGCGACCAACGTTGACGTCGTAACCTACCTTGACGGAATGGTCATGGATTCCCAGACCGTCGCAAAGGCCACCGGATCGGCCAACCTGAAAGCGAACGACTTCGTCACCTTCGGAAGCGCGTCTTCCCTGACCCCGGCCGTGGCGACCCCGCTGACCGGCGGCACGAACGGAACCGTCAACGGCGCGGCCCACACCGCCGCACTGAACGCCTTCGAAGTGGAATCCTTCAACGTGGTCGGCTACCCTGGGACCGATGAAGAAATCAAGTCCCTGTATGCGACCTTCGTGAAGCGTCTTCGCGACGACGAAGGAAAGAAGATCGTCGGCGTCCTTCACGACTACAAGGGCGACAATATCGGCCTGATCAACGTGAAGAATGGCGTCGTCCTGAACGACGGAACCACCGTGACCGGCGACAAGGCCGTCGCGTGGGTGTCCGGCGCTTCCGCCGGCGCAGAGATCAACGAGAGCCTGACCAATACCGCCTACGACGACGCCGTGGACGTGGACATTAAATATACGAAGTCCCAGTTCGAAGCGGCGATTCAGGCCGGCGAGTTCGTTTTCTATGCCGACTATGGGAAGGCCCGTGTCCTGACCGACATTAACAGCCTGACCAGTTTCGGCGGCGGCGTGACCGAAGACTGGACTTCGAACCGCGTGATCCGCGTCCTGGACGGCTGGGCGAACGACGTCGCCCGAATCTTCGGCGATTCCTATATCGGCAAAGTGACCAACAGCGACACCGGCCGTCAACTGTTCAAGGCTGACCTGGTGTCCCTGGCCTTGCAGTATCAGGACATCGACGCGATCAGCGACTTCGTTTCCGAAGACATTACCATTCAGCAGGGCAACGGAAAACGCGACGTCGCCGTCGACTCCGCCCTGAAACCGAACGACAGTATGGAAAAACTGTATATGACGACTGTCGTCAACTAACGGAAGGAGTGTGAACCGAAATGAAAACCCTGAACGCGCCTGATACCATTTCCGGCAAGGAAGGCCGCGCCTATGCGAAGGTCAACGGCAACAACGAAGAACTGTTCATGTCGAAGACCATTGAAGCGACCGTCGAGAAGTCGAAGTCCGAGGTCAAGGCAATCGGAAAGCGCATGACCGGCCACAAGACCACCGGCGGCAACGGAACCGGGTCCATGACCCTTTACTATCTGACGCCCCTGTTCCGAAACATGGTCAAGACCTGGAAGGAAACCGGCCAGGACATCTATTTCGACATGGTGGTCGAGAATGACGACCAGGAATCTTCCGCCGGGAAACAGTCGGTCCTTCTGATCGGCTGTAACCTGGATTCTGTCGTCCTGGCAAAACTGGACGGCGACAGCGACGATCCCCTGGACGAAGACGTCGACTTCACCTTCGAGGACTTCGACATTCTGACCCCCTTCACCAAGTTCTAATTTGAAAGCGAGGTAAAAAACTATGGGTAAATTGCAAGAGTTCCTTATGGACGCGGAGATCGGCACGACCCAGACGGAAGTCCAGATCGCGCCGTTCCCCTTCCCCTTCGTGATCCGTTCCATTACGGAAGCGGAGAACAAGGCCATTAGAAAGACCTGTCAGAAGGTCGAGTTCGACAAGAAGACCCGCCAGAAGCGAATCGACACCGACACTGACCTTTACAACGCCCGCCTTGTGGCGGCCTGTTGCATTGACCCCAACTTCAAGGACGCAGACTTCCAGGCGAAGAAGGGCGTCCGTGGGGCGGAAGACCTGATCAACCTGGTCCTGAACCCTGGACAGTACACCGATCTTCTTCTGGCCGTCCAGGAAATCAACGGCTTCACTGACGACGTGAACGAGTTGAGGGACGAAGCAAAAAACTAATCACGGGGGGCGGGAATGAGGCGGACGCCGACGGCGAATCGGTGTACGCCCATTACGCCCTCCACCGGCTGAAAATCCTTCCGGGACAACTTCTGGCCCTTCCCAGACGGGAACGGGCCTTCATTTATGCTTCCATAGACCTTCAAATCGAGAAGGAAAAGAAGGAAGCGGCAAAAGCGAAGCGCCGGAAGGGCAAGAAGGGCAGGTGATAAAATGGCCGGCGTATCTACACAGTTTTCGATCCAGGACAGAATGACTTCCCGCCTGAACACCATGATCGGCGCGGCCCAACGCCTGAACCGAACCCTGGACGCAACCGACGCCCTGACGGACACGATCGACCCCGGCGCGCCCTTCGAGCGAAGTGCCGCTGACATCGGGGCGGCCAGTCGTCAGGTTGACAACTTCAACAACCGTCAAGAGCAAGCGGAACACGGGGCGAACAGGGTGAAGTCCGTCTGGTCTAAAATGGGCGGCGTTATCAAGTCCGCCCTTGCGGCGTTCAGTGTGAAAAAGATCGTCGAACTGGCTGACGGCATGACCACCACCCGCGCGCGGCTGGACCTGATGAACGACGGCCTTCAAACTACGGCCGAACTTCAAGATATGATCATGAAGTCCGCCAACAGGTCCCGCGCGGCCTACTCCACCACGGCCGACGCTGTGGCTAAAATGGGCATAATGGCCGGCGACGCCTTTTCCAGCAACGAAGAACTGATCGCCTTTTCCGAACTGATCAACAAACAGTTCACGATTGCCGGAACATCGGCCGCCAGTATCGACGCGGCTATGTTGCAGTTGACCCAGGCCATGTCGTCCGGCGTCCTTCGCGGTGAAGAACTGAACAGCGTCTTCGAACAGGCCCCGACCATTATTCAGACGATCGCCGACTACCTGGGCGTCCCGATCGGGAAAATCCGGGAAATGGCCGCCGAAGGCCAGATCACTTCGACGATCGTGAAAAATGCCATGCTGGCGTCCGCCGACGAAATCAACGCGAAGTTCGCGGCTATGCCTATGACCTTTTCCCAGGTGTGGACAATCGCGAAGAATATCGCCCTGGAAGCGTTCACGCCCGTTTTGACCCTGATCGGCCAGGGCGCACAATGGATATATGACAACTGGTCCATGATTGCCCCTGTTTTCTGGGGCCTGGCGGCCGCCGCCCTGGGCTATGCTGTGGCCCTGGGAATCCAGACGGCCGCGACATGGATCGCCAACGGAGCCGCCCAGGCGTTCTTCACGACACTTCTGACGAACCCCTTGTTCTGGATCGCCCTTGCGATCGGCGTCGTGGTGGCCGCGATTTATAAGTGGGTCCAGTCCGTCGGTGGCCTGAAAGTCGCCTGGCTGATCTGTGTCAACGCGGTTCTGACCGCCTGGGACTGGGTGAAGATCGGATTCATGACCGGCGTCTACTTCGTTATGAACCTGTGGAACCGGCTTCAACTGGCCTTTTACACGGCCAGCGTGAACATTCAAAACTTTATGGGTGATATGAAGGCCGGCGTCCTGACGATCCTTCAAAACATGGTCAACGGGGCGATCGACATCATAAACGGCTTCATAAACACCCTGAACAAGATTCCGGGCGTCAGTATCGACGCGATCGAGAAGGTGACGTTCGGGACAACCGCACAAATGGAGAATGACGCCGCGAAACAGGCCAGAGCCGCAGACCTGGCCGCGTATCAGGACCAGATCAATTCCCAGATCGCGGAGCGGGACTCCGCCCTGTCTGCCATGAAGTCGGAAGCGCGCGCCGCTACCGCCCAGCGAGAAGCGGAGATCGCCGCCGCGAAGGCAGAGTCCGCCGCCGCCGGCAACGGAAGCACCGAACCGGACTGGTCGGCCTACGCGAACACAGACCCCGGCGACATCGGGAATGTGGACCGCGTCGGGTCCGTCGGGTCCATCGACGAAGACGTCAATATCGCCGACGAAGACTTGAAGTTCCTTCGCGACGTGGCCGAAATGCGCTACGTTCAGAACTTCGTGACACTGACCCCGACTGTGGCCGTGGACGCGAAGATCAGCGAGAAGGTCGACGTCGACGAAGTGGTCGACAAGATCGAAAGACGTCTGGAAACCGAGTTCGAAGCCGCCGCCGAGGGGGTGTACGCATAATGAACGACTACGGAATGACCATAATCGCGGGGGGACGGGAAATCGAAATCCCCGTCCTTCCGCAAAAACTGAAAGTGACATCGCCAGGCAACAACGACAAGGCGACCGTTCTTGTCCTGGGTGACATTCTGATCCTTCGAAAGAAGGGCCTTCGGACTGTCGCCTGGGACAGTTTCTTCCCTGTCAATGACGCGCCCTTCGTGACCGGTCGGATCACAGACCCGGTCGAAATCGTCCGCGCGATCCAGGACGCCCGCGACGGTCTGGACCCGGTTCGTTTCCTGATCACGGGAACGGACCTGGACATTAACGTTCGAATGGGCGTGGAAACCTTCGACTACGAAGAACGGTCCGGAGAACTGGGCGACTTCTACTATTCGATCAAACTGTCGGAATGGAAGGACTATTCGCCGCGCCGGATCGTCCTTCCGCCGGAGCCGAAGAAACCGGCACAGGCCAAAGAACCGAAGCGGCCAGGGAAACCGCCGGCCGCCGCCGCGAAGACGTACACCGTGAAGGCCGGTGACTGTCTGTGGAATATCGCGAAGAAGTTCTATGGCAAGGGGGGCGACTACACGAAGATTTACAACGCCAACAAGGGGACAATCGGTTCAAACCCGAATCTGATCTACCCCGGACAGGTTTTCACAATCCCGTGATCTCTATCCTGTACCAGAACAACGTGACCGGCGACGCCTTCGACGTAACAACGTTGTGCGCCGGCGCGAAGTGGTCGACAAAACGGTCCGGGTCCCCCGCTTCCCTGGAACTGACCGTGATTGTCGACGATTCCGTGACATGGACCCACGGGGGGATCGTCGCCCTAAAGGACGGAAAAACCGGCATTTTTTACGGCTACGTCGTGAAAATCCGCCAGAAGGAAACAGACCGGGTCGAGGTCACAGCTTACGACCAGACCTGGTATTTGAAGAAGAACAAGGAAACCTATGTCTTCGCAGGAAAACGCGCCGATCAAATCCTGACCCAGATCGCGGCCGACTTCGGCCTGAAATGTGGGGCGCTTGAAAATACCGGCTATGCGATCCCTTCCATGATTGAAGACGGCCAGACCCTTTTCGACATTGTTTTGAAGGCCCTGGATCACACCCTGATCAATTCCGGGAAAATGTTCGTCCTGTGGGACGACTTCGGGTCCCTTCGGATCACAGACGTCGAGAAGTCGAAACTGGACCTGTTCGTGGGAGATTCCAGCCTGGCGACCGGCTACACCTACGAAACCGACATAGATTCCGAATCCTACAACAAGATCAAACTGGTCCGCGACAACAAGAAGACCGGAAAACGGGACGTGTATATTTTCCAGGACTCCAAGAACATCAAACTGTGGGGCGTTTTGCAGAATTACGAAACCGTTGACGAAGACATGAACGAAGCCCAGATCAAGGAACGCGGCGGTCAAATGCTGGAACTTTACAACCGGCCGAAGAAGTCCTTCGAAGTGAAGGCCCTTCTGGACCTGTCAGTCAGAGCCGGCCGCGCCCTGTATATCGGGATCAAGGACGTCGGCGTCAGTTCCTTCTTCATTGTGGAGGAAGCCAGCGCCGATCTTTTGAAGGAACAAATGACTTTGAAATTGAAGGTGGTGTGACATGGCACTTCTTGACACTTTGAAAAAGGTCGCTGAACAGTCGCAGAACGCGAACGTTCCGGCGGCCTTCCTTTTTGGGAACGTGACGGCTACGCCCCCGCTGACGATCCGCGTCGACAACCGCTTCGACATCACCGGCGAAGCGATCGTCGTCATGAAGGAGTTCCGCGCCGGTTATTATCCGACGCACCGTCACAGCGGCTTCGCCGATTCCCCGACTACCCAGCCCAAAGGCGGCGGGTCCGGCGATCCGGCCTTCGCTTCCCACGACCACACGTTGAAAAATGACTACCTGACCAACACGGGACCAACGTCCGAATATTATTACGGCCTGGCTGTGGGTGACAAAGTGGTCCTTCTACGAAACCAGGGCGGACAGTCCTTCCTGGTCCTGGGAAGGGTGTGATCCTATGGCCCTAATACCGAACCAGTCTTCGGTCACGATCGGACAGGCCGTCGAGGTGACGCCGGCCGCCGAACACCCGACCAGAACCTACAAGGCAAACTTTGAAACCGGTCGCGTGGCTGGTTTTGTCGACGAAACGGAAGCCATGAAACAGGCGATCATAAAAATCCTAATGACGGAACGGTTTTCGTACCTGATCTATTCCTGGGACTATGGGACAGAACTGAACGCCGTCGTCGGGAAAAGTTACCATGTGTTTTCAAGTGAAATCAAACGAGTTATCACGGAAGCACTTCTGGCGGACAGCCGGATCACCGGCGTCACAGACTTCAAGGTCGGGCAGATCGACAAGAGGACAGCCCGCGTCAGTTTCACGGCCGAAACAATCTTCGGGGAAATCCCCGTCGAAAGGACGGTGACAACCAATGTATGAGAATATGACCTTTGAAAACATCATGGACCGCTGTCTGGCCCGCGTTTCCGCTTCGGTGGATAAACGTGAAGGGTCCATCGTCTACGACGCGATCGCGCCGGCGGCGGCGGAACTGGCGATCCTGTATATTGAACTGGCCTATCTTATGGACCGGGCCTTCCCGGACACAGAAACCGGCGACGACCTGACGAAGAAGTGTCGCGAAAGAAGCGTGTTCCGGACGGCCGCAACCCAGGCAGTCCGGAAGGGCTACTTCGAGAAGGCGGACGGCGGCGGCTGTGACATGGAGATCGGGACGCGCTTTTCTGGCGGTGACATCAACTTCACCGTCACAGAGCGAATCGCCCCCGGCCAGTTCAGCCTAACACAAGAAACGG